TGGAACCCGGATGCAAATCGCATGAATGAAAATGCTGTGAACCACACTGCTAGATTGTTCTGTGAGGAATTTAATCTGTGCAGCAAAGATACATTTGCGTCTGTAATGAGAGTCGTCCCCCGCATATTCGTCCCCGATCAGTATTTGATGGATGCTCTTTCTATTATCTACAATAATAAGGCTCAACAACGTCGCATGAGGAGTGACGCTCTCCGAAAGACGGAGGCGTTGCCTTTTCAGAGCATGAAATAATGTGGCCCGGTTACTACGCAAGCGTATACTGTAGATACACCCCTTTTGGCGCTTGCGGGTTTTCGGGTCAGCCTTAGCCGGGAATCACGACCCAGGAAGTTGAAAGTTCTCACAGTACTTAGTGGTTTTTCCGCAGGACACCATGTAGGCGTCCATGCCAATAATCTTGTTAATAGTTTGGTTGCGTTACAGCGTAGGTTGAAGTTGGTTATGATAGATGGAGTTTTGCAGACACCACCAAAACCACAAAAACACGCTTTTAAGATGCAGGCTTTCCGTAACAAGTGGCTGTCATACGTAACAGATATTCGCATACACACCCCTGAAGAGATTGTTGATTTATACAAAGGACCCAAGAAGACGTTGTACAAAAAGGCACTCGTGGAATATTATGAGACTGGATGCTTGAAAAAGCATGCCAGGGTTAAGACATTTCTGAAAGCTGAGAAAACAGTGGTTAATTTAAAGAAAGATGTGCCTAGGTTGATACAACCACGTAGCAAGGTCTATAATATAGCGTTGGGGAGATACTTGCGCAAGAATGAAAAGATAATGCTGAGTGCTATAGATAAGGCGTTTGGTTATCGTACAGTCTTGAGTGGATTGGACAGTAACCAGACTGCAAATAGACTATGGTCGAATTGGAAGAGGTTCGAGCACCCAGTTGCATTCGGTATAGACGCGAGTAGGTTCGATCAGCATTGTTCGGTAGAAGCATTACAATGGGAACATTCCTTTTATCTTAATGCTTTTGGAAAGAAAGATAGAGAATTGCAACAACTGTTGGGCTGGCAGCTGAACAATGATGGAATGCTAATGACGGATGACAATTATTGCATAAAATACAAGCATTCTGGGGGTCGGATGAGTGGTGATGTGAATACCGGACTTGGGAACAAAATAATAATGTGTGGTCTTGTGTATGAATACTTATTGGAAATAAATAAACTACACAAGGCAAGATTGGCTAACAACGGTGACGACTGTGTTATATTTTGTAACAAGGCTGATGTGGAAGAAATTAGGGTAGGGCTCAAGAGCTGGTTTTTGACTAAGGGTTACACTATGACTGTGGAAGACACGTGTGACGTATTTGAGCAGATAGAATTTTGTCGCTCTAAACCAGTTTGGACTGTCAAGGGTTATAATATGGTTCGGATCCTTAACAGCATAACGAGAGATGCGGGCACATTGTTGAATGTTTCAAACCAGAAAAATATGGAGGCATATTTGACTGCAGTAGGGACATGTAATGGTGCCATAAACAATGGAGTGGCAGTGATGTCAACCATTGCAAAACGAATGCGTGAATTGGGAAACAACAATAGAACCATAGACTTGAAGAATTATTTTGACTTCAACATGTTGGAGCGCATGGGTAATAAAACCGAGATGGATGCCCCTATAACAGAAGAGGCACGGAATAGTTTTTATTATGCGTTTGGAGTTACGCCACAAATGCAGGTTGATTTGGAGGAATACTTTTCCGTCGTTACGAACGACGCAGGGCCCAGAGAAGTATATTCTTTCATACAACCATACTCGTACCTTACTCCAGCACATTTCGCGTGCTGATGCGCGAGCACTAACTACTAACACTGGCTTTTCTACTACCACTAGCAGTAGGAGCAGGAGCGCTTGGATTAGGCTCTTTAGGAGCTGATATCGCATTAACTAGTGGCACGAAACCCAAGAGTGCGCCAACGAAGCAATCTGGTGGGTTTGACAACACCTTACCACCACCGAAACCTAACGCTGTGGTGAATCCAAATATTAAGATGGGAAAACAACAACAATACACTGTACAGCTTCCAGATTCGTCTGATGTGTCTGGAGCGATTGAGCCGTATGTGCCTGCCGGGCAGCTGGCACTAACAGGGAACGATGCATTGACACCATATCAAATGGCCAGTATGCAGCAGGCTGTGGCAACCAAATCTGGTGCAACGGTAGCTGTTCCTCAACGGCCGTTAATGTTGTCCCAGCAGCGGGCAATAGATGCGGCATGCACAGCATTGGCTACTGTGATGCC